GCCATGTTCCTTTGCCATCCCAATCCGAAGGACGAGGAGCACGGGTTGATATTCAGGCAGTTGGCGGATCAGACGCTGGAGCCTCCGAAGACGTGGGAGGTTATCATCTCGGAGAATGGCAGCACGAAGGAAGCATGGGGAGAGGTCGTGCGCTTGTGGCTGGAGAGCCCCCGGTTTGGGAACTATATGGCGGCGCTTCGGAATCTGAGAAATCTTCTACAGGCTAAGGTTGACGCGGGATTGATGCGGCGGGTATGCGATCAGCTCCGGGATAGGGAGAACGTAAGGCGGAGCAAGCAGCTCCCGTTCCGTTTTTTGTCCGCGTACCGCCAGATTGAGCGGGTTCCGTCTCCGTTTTCCGGCATGGTGCTGGCGGCCGTCAGCGACGCCATGGACGCGAGCGTGACCAACATCCCTCATCTTCCAGGCATGACCGGGATTTTGGCTGACTTATCGGGTTCGATGGAATCGCCGTTGTCGGAGCGTGGTTCGCTCACATATAGCGATGTCGGGGCCGTATTGGGCGCGGGCATCGACACTATATCAAATGGATTTGTGGTCGGGTTCGGCGAGATCGCGGAATTGGCGGTGCTGAATCGGCGGGATAGTGTGCTTACCAATGCACAGAAGATTCGGCGCATGGATGTCGGGGGAAGCACGAACGCATGGAGGGCAATGGAACTTCTGGAGCGGGAGCATATTGTGCTCGATCGGGTGATCTTATTGTCGGACATGCAGTGCTGGGACAGTTCCCCGTGGTCCGAGAGTTTCGCTGATTCGTTCCGTTCCTACCGGAAGACCGTTGCCCCCAAGTGTCTGTTGTATTCGGTTGATCTTGCGGGCTATGGGCAGGGGGTGCAGATCCCTCAGGGCGAATATGGGGTGGCGTTGCTTGCCGGATGGTCGGACCGGTTGTTCCAGTTCATCTCTGGGTGGGAAGAGAATCGGGAATCGCAGGTGAAGGCAATCGGGAAGTATGATGTGAATTGACCTTTTTCATTCGGCCCGGACCCGGTCAGTCCGGGCTCTCTCCTTCGGGGTGCCTCAGAAATGGGGCGCCCCGTTTTTTGTGGAAATTTCCAAGCCTGTGGATAAGGTGTAACCTAGCGTTACATGTTATCCACAAGTTATCCACAGACAGTCTTTAGATTTCAATCAATCCCTTTCTTGCTGAAATCCTGTAAATCCGCTCCGATCCTGCCTTGCGTCTATTCCGGGGGAAAATGGGGTTCCTTGAGCCTGTGGATAAAGTGTAACCTAGCGTTACAGGTTATCCACAGGGAAACGTGCAATTCCGTCAATCGCCCGTTGGAAAAGACGGGCGTTTTTCATGGAATGCGGTCCCGCTTTTTTGTTGGAATCGCGCAATCCCGCTCCAGTCTTGCGTTGCCTCCACCCCAACCTGAAATAAATTTTCTCTAATATAAGAGGGCAATGAAAAATGTGATATGGTTGAGAGGTGAGCGCTGTGCCTGAAGAGACTGAGAGGTTCGTGAGCATCCCGGCGAAGGGGATGGCGGACCATACGAGGAAGCACCCGAGCCACAAGATCGTCACCAAGACGCTGTCGAAGCGCGAGGGGATCTCCGCGCTCTATTGCGTGACCTGCGCGAAGATCGCCACGTACCTGTTCGAGAAGGCCAAGGGCTGGACCATGTCGAAGGCGAAGGCGTGGATGAAGCAGCACAAGGCGTTTTCCCTGGTGGAGGTCGGGGAGGCCGGTCCCGTGTTCCGGCGCATCACGGAGTCGGGCACCGAGGATGTCACCGTTCCCGTGTTGGCCGATGAGATGAAGGAGCAGGAGGCCCCGGAGAAGATCGCGGCGGAGAACCGCACCATCTTCATGTTCTCGGCGATCGAGGACGGCCTGGCGGAGCTCATGTGCCGGCGTCTGCTGGCGCTGGACAAGATCAGCGACACGGAGCCGATCACCATCATCATCTCGTCCTTCGGCGGGAGCGTGTACGCGTCCTTCGCGATCACGGACATGATGGAGTACATTCGGGCCCCTATCGTGACTATCGGCATCGGCAAGATCATGAGCGCGGGCCTGATGATTTTCATGGCGGGCGACGAGCGCCTGGTGAGTCAGAACGTGAACATTCTGGCGCACCGGTTCTCCGCAGGCGTGGGCGGCACGCAGGCCGAGATCAAGGCGCGTCAGCGGGAATTCGACATCATCCATGACCAGATGGTCGCGCATTTCATCAAGCACTGCAACCTTACCACCAAGGAAGAGATCGAGGATACGCTCCTGCGGGAGACGGACACGTACCTGACCCCGGAGGAGCTCATGCAGTACGGCATCGCGGACAGGTTCTTCGACAAGGCGGACGACGACCGGTCGGAGACGCCCGAGCAACCCGAGAGCATTTCTCCTCCTCTTACCCCCTCGGCTGACGGCACGGTCGAGGGTAGCTCGGCGAATGACACCAAAGGGCCTCTTCCGGGCACGGGGGAGGCCCCCGAGCAGGAGATCAGGGAGGCAATCGGCGGATCGCGCACCCTGCCGCTGGACAAGTCTTCAAAGTGGGACGGGTCCGCAGCGGAGGGGAGGATCAGGCGATGGGCCGGGGGTCCGAAGAAGGAGGAGATGGAATGGGCCCGGTACCGCAGGGCATTCGTCTGGTACGACCCCAAGCAGAAGGATGCATTTGCGGGCTATAAGCTCCCGTTCGCCGACGTGACCGGCGGCAAGCTCACGGCGGTGTGGGGAGGGGTGTCGGCGGCCATGGCCGCGGTGCTCGGTTCCCGGGGTGGAGTAAACATCCCGGACAAGCGGGCCGCGTACAATTTCCTGGCGGGCTATTACCGGAAGTTCGAGAAGAAGCCCCCGAAGTACCACACGAGCCAAAGCATATACGGATTCTACGGGTACGGGCAATACGGGTATGTGAGTGCCCAGTTCCAGAAAGCGCTCATCCTGCTGAAGCGGATGATCACGGCCGACCCCGACAGCGAGAAGCTGCGGAGGGCGTACCGGCTCCTGGACCCGGCGGTGAACCGGAGGACCGCGTTCAAGGCGATCGATTCGACGATGACGGCGGTCGCGACCCTCCAGACCGTGAAGGGCACGAAGGGGATCATCGACCTCGTGCGGACCACGCGCGGGGAGGTCATCACGCGCACCCCGCGCATCATCGAGGGCAAACCGATGGCCGGGACGTGGGCGGCCCCGGTCGACTCCGTCGATTGGGTGGAGAGCGACAGGAACAAGCCGTTCCGGTTCTCCGGGATTGCGCTGAGGACCGAGGCCGTGTCCGGGAACGGGCGCTATTATCCCCGGAAGGTCGTGGAGACGGCGGTGGCCGAGGCGCAACAGGAGGCTTCGGCCGTGCTCACGATCTGCGCCGGACACCCGGACGAGGAGGACACCAGCCCCATGTCCATCGTGGGCAAGGTGCCGGAGATACAACTGAACGACCAGGGCGAAGTCACATTTGTCGGGGAGATTGTCGATACGAGGCTGGGAGAGGATGTGCGGAAGCTGCTCAGATTCCTCCCCGCGGGAACGCAACCATTGTCCCTGCGGGCTAGCGGCAGCACGGTGTATGAAACGGTTGGTGGGAGCCGTCGCGAGAGGGTGCTTGAGATGCACTTTCGCGGATTTGACCTCGTGCGTCACGGGGGCGTTGTCGGTGCGGCGGTGCAGCAGGTACTCGAAAGCGGAGGTGAATAGCACATGGGCATGACCAACGAGGAGCTCCTGGCAAGTCCCGAGGTCCAGACGCTGATCGAGGCGAAGGCCACGTCGTTGATGGAGGAGATCGATTCCCTCAAGGCGGAGCGCGACGGACTGAAGGGCAAGGCCAAGGAGCTTGAGACGCAGCTCGCGGACGCCCGGGGCAAGGTGGAGGCCTACGAGGCCGAGAAGGCGCAGAGGGAACTCACCGAATACCGGGCGGGGAAGATCGCCGCGCTGGAGATCAGCCAGAGGGCGAAGGAGCTGCTCACGGAGCGCGTTGCGGGCGACACGAAGGAGACGGTCGACACGTCGATCGAGTCCGAGATGGCCTTCATCAAGAAGGTGGCGCCGGACGTGCTGACGAAGGAAGCGCCGAAGAAGCGGGGCATCCCGCCCGCAGAGCATGAGGAAGGGGACGCGA